TACCGGCAAGCGATGATCGGCTACTTGGCCGACACCCGCAAGGTGCCGCTCGACGACATGCGGTCGATCTTCGATGCGGAGAAAGACGGCTTTGCCAAGACGGTTTTGGGCAAGCAGACGGCCAGCGCCCGCGAGATGTTTGACTGGCAGAAGGGGCAATTTGAGCGCAGCAACGAGAAGCAGGCCGCGGCTCGCATGATCGAAGAAAGCGTCATGCGCCGCAGCTTGGAAGATGCGTTTTCTGGCGGCGACACCCCGTTTGTCGAAAGCGTGGCCAAGGACATTGAAGCGGCGGGCGATTTGTTTGACGAAGAAGAGAAGTCGCGTCTGTGGGAAAAGGCCGAGCAACTCGACAAGCAGATCCGCGCCTCGCAGGCGCAGTTTGCACCGGAGGCTCGCTACATCTTTAACGCCTTGCGCCAATACAGCGGCGAGTCCGCGGGCTTCGGTGCGCCGGAAATGGCTGACCTTGCGGGCCGTTTGGCCAAGCTGCCCACCAACCAGCGCCGAGCCATCATGCAACTGGCGGGAAGTTTCGGGCAGCTTCAGCAGATCGACAAAGGCTTTTGGTATCAAATGGCTGAATCCATTGGCCGCGGCACAACCGATTTTAGCGAGCGCATCCCGCGAAACACCAAAGAGCAAACCCTCCGCGGCAACTTGCGCCTGTTGAAAAGCGAGCAGCCGGTTTTCAAGGGCGTCGGCTTGGACGGTGCGGTCGCCTACAGCGCGGCGGGCGAAACGCCCATCACGCCGGAGGAGCGCGAGCAGGCTATCCAAGACGCCGAACAACAAGTTGGCGTCCTTATGGTTCAGCGCGAACTGCGCGAACTGGCCGAAACCCAGATCGATCCCATCAAGACAGTGACCATGCTTCCGTCTTGGGTGGAGGAGGGTCTTTACGGAGCCGCCCGCAGCGTTCCCTACACCGCCGCCGCCGCCATTCCTGTGGCGGGCGTTTTTGGGGTCGCCGCGGCCCTTTACAGCAAGTTTTACGACCAGATGATGGTCGAGTACCCCGACGCCGATCCGAACGATGTCGCGCTGGTTGCAGCCATTGGAGCGCCAGTCGCCGCCGGATTGGAGCGGCTCAAGCTCAACACCATCATGGGGCGCTTGCCCATCTTTGGCAGATTGGTCGAGCGTCTCGTCCACCCGAACCAGAAGAACGTCTACCGCATCATGTGGCGCGGCGGCGGCATGATAGCCGAGCAAAACGTGCAGGAGTTTGCACAGGAGCGCGTTTATCCGCTGGGCCAATCCATTGCGTCGGCCCTTGGCGCAGACATTCCGTCCTACGACTGGGAGAAGTGGTACCAGAATCTGGATCGTGAACTGCTTGTTCAGTTTGTCGCCCTGCTGCCGTTGTCGCTTTTGGGCGCGGGCGTCATCCGGCACCAAGAAATCAAACGCGGCGATGCCTACCTAAAAGACAAGCCGACGCTGATGAAGGTGTTGAGCGAAGCCGCCACCGACCGAGTGTTGGGCGCGGCCACAACGGAAGAAGCGCAAGCCATCTTCCGCGAAGAATACGCCAAACGCACCCCCGAAGAGGCCAAAGCCGCGGCCCAGCGCGTGGTGGACGAGGTGGTTGCCGTGCGCCAGCAGCAACAGTCGCCAGACATGCCCAAGCTGGAGCGCCGCGGTGCCGAATACGTTGTTGTCTCGCCCGACGGCCAAACGCTGGCCGCTTCAACCGACCAGACCACAGCCGAGCAGGCGCTGCTTTCCGCGTCCCGCGAGGTGGTGGAAAAAGAACTCATGGTCGAGAGGCAGCGGTTTGCCGACACCAAGCAAGAGGCACAAACGCTCAAAGAGTGGTGGTTGGCCGAAGATCCCAAGCGCCAAGCCAACGAGCGGCGCGTGATCCGAGAAGGCGAAAACCAGATCACCGCGCAGCAGAAGTTGGAGATGTTGGAGAAGGCGGGCAACAAGCAGGGCATTGAAGAACTGCACCGCCGCATCGCGCAGTCGCCTTACGCCGGAACTGCCTACGACAAAATCTTTATCCTTGGCGAAGCCAGCGTCGAGCAAGTGGGCGAGATGGTTTTCCAATCCGTCATCGCGCTTAACGCGAACAGCGATGTTCGCGCCGCCCGCGAAGAGATGCACCATACCGCCGTCCGCGTGGCTGTGGCCAATGGGCGGGCTGATGAATCAATGCTGCGCGGATGGCTGGAGCAGTCCGAGCGCGTCTTTGCCGAGAAGGGCGTGGACATCGCGCTGCCCCGCGCCGACATGACCGACATCGTCGAGTCAATGGCCGTGGTGCAGGAAGCCTTTGAAAACGAGCGCATCAGCGTGGACGTCGAGATGAGTCTGCCGCAGGCTTTTGTCGATTACATCAAGCGCATGATCCAAGTCTTTGTCGAAGTGCTGAAGCGCGGCAAGGCGCTGCGCGAAGCCTTTGATGCCGGTGCGCTGCCCTCCGAGTTTGAAGCGTTCCTTGCCGAGACAACCGGCGTGGCCGACCAGACCGTCGTAGACCGCTCCCGCGAAAAGACCGCGCAGGAGGTTGCGCCGGAGATGGCGAATTATTCGATTGGCGTCACTTCACAGCAAGACGCCGACTACCTCGCAGCAGTCGAGCGCGGCGACATGGAGATGGCGCAGCGGATGGTGGATGAGGCGGCGAGGGCGGCGGGATATGGCATTGGCCCAGTGTGGCACGGAACACAGTCCGGCAAGTTCGAAATGTTCTTGGACGAAAAATCCGGCGGGCGTGGATTCTATTTTGCAAAAAAGAAAGAATACGCGGGCATGTATGCAAAGGGCGATTCCTCCAGAATTATTACGGCATACCTAAATCTTCAAAACCCAATTTCTTCAAAGCAATTTTTAGATTACGGAAAGCAGGGCGGGCTATCGAAAGCAGAAGCTGTAGAACAGGCGAAGAAAGACGGATTTGATGGCATCGATTCGGAAGGTGCGTTTGTTGCTTTCTATGCCAACCAAATCAAATCTGCCGACCCCGTAACCCGCGATTCCCAAGGCAACGTCATCCCGCTCTCGCAGCGGTTCGATGCGACGACGGCGAACATCAATTACTCCATCGGCGCACTGGGCGATGACAATCCATTCATGCATCCCCGCGGAGCCGACGGCAAATACAAAGGCGCTCCGAAGTGGGTCAACGCGCCCAAGACGCGCCGCGGCAAAGACGAGGCATACATGCGCCTGCGTGAGCGACTTTACCAGTTGGTTAAAGAAGGCGAGGCGGGACGCTTTTGGTATGAAGACAGCGGACGCGCCGTGCTTCGCATGTTCAACAATGACGTCGTCGAAGCCGAAAAGTTTATCGAACTGCTGGCCATTTACAGCCCGCAGGCGACGGTCGAGGTCAACACCTACTTTGCGCTTCGCGCCTACATCCAGCGTGCGGTCAACGCGGCCAAGGAAGACTTCGCGGTCAAGACCGGCACGCAAGACGACAAGGCCAAAGCGGTTCTCTACGACAATCAACCTTGGGCTGGTCGCAAGACGGACAACTTCTACAAGAACATCATGTATGTTCTGCTTAAAGAGCTACCGGCGTCCGAGGTCGCCAAGCTCAAGCTCGACGCGGAAGTCTACGAGATGCTGCAAAAGCCGGTCACTGTGGACATGTGGGTCTACCGCGCCTTCGGCTTCGACAGCGATGCGCTGACCGACGTTGCCGGAACCGGCGCGTTTGGATTTGCCGAGCGCGAACTTAACCTCATTGCCGAGGAATTGAACGCTTCGCTACCGGAAGGCGCGGCACCGTATTTACCTCACCAAATTCAAGCCATGCTTTGGACGTCGATTAAGGGTCGCTCCGAAACCAAGGAGGTCAAAGACCTTACCGAAGCCCAGTCCATGAAAGCCAAGGACATGGTCAAAGTGAAGAACGCGCAGGGCAAACTGGTGCGCGAGTTCAAAGACAAAGAAGCGCAGAAGCGGCACATGCAGCGATGGATTACCAATGCGCTCGCGCTGCCAGCCGAGAGACTCGACGTCAGCATGGCCGCGGGCGCTTTTGATCGATTCATCAACAGCGTCAGCATGCGGGCGCTGTGGGAATCTGTGCCTTCCACTAATACGCCCGAAGGCGTTGCTATTACCAATTTGCCCACCGCGCAAAAAGCCGCGTTCACGCGGGCCAGCCGCGAAATCATCCTCGACGAGAATGGCAACGACATGCTGGCAGCGATGCTGGGCGTGCCGGTCAACGTCAGCCAACTGCTGTCCGGCGGCTATGGCACCGGAGCCACGCCGAACGTCGTTACCGAGCTTTTCCCGAACAAGCCCAGCGGAACGTATGATGATGACGTTGTCCGCGCCTACGCTCGCGCCATCCAATACATTTTCCGGCAGGATGCGGTGCCGTGGATGCGCTACATCAAATACGGCGCGGAAAACGAAAAGAGCTACTATGCGGAATCTCCCAAAGGAGCAAAGCGCCGCTTCGCCACACAAGCCGAGGCCGAAGCGTATGCCACCGGCAAAGAGGGCTATGTTGTCAAAGGTGACGCGGAAAACTTGGCTCTTATGCTGGATTTTGGCGAACAGTTAACGCCGGATTTTCTCGACCAACTTCAGCAGGGTTTAGTCAAAATCCATGATTCTCTGGGCTTTACGCAAGTTTCTCCTACCGAGGTGATCGTGACTAATTTTCGCGATGCCGAGACGGGCCTTCCAGCGTTGACAGACGAGCAGTTCTACCAGATGCTATCTGGTGCTTATGGCGCTACAGCCAACATCCAAGAACTCTACACCGTCGGAGAATACGGCCCAGTCCACGACTGGTCAGCCGACCCCGAAGGCGGGACGATTCTGTCAGCGAGTTCCCGCTTCACACCCGATCTACTTGAGTGGCTTCGCGGTAGGCGGCAGATATCCGACGCCCTTCAAAAAGACTGGGCCGAAGGTCGCGGAGTAGACAACTACTCCATCTCCACGCAACGCGAAATTGACCGCGTGCAGGCGGCGATGGATCGCATGTCCCGCTCGCCATCCGAGCGCATCTCGCAGTATGCCGCGCTCAAGGAGCGTCTTACCGCGGCCTTGGAGCGCAACAAGCCGATTATGCAGTCCATGCGCGGTGACATGTTGCCGCAGGATTTCGACCGCACGCGCATCCTCAACGACCTTGGCTTTCTCGACTACATCCTCAAGGTGCTACCGCCGGAAGTCCGCGGGCGGGTGGGGGGCTACACCAACCTCGCCAGCATTGCGCCGGTAGACGTCTACAAGGGCGACCAGAAAGTCAGCGAGGCCAAGAACCCCGCGGGCGCAATCATCAGCGCGTGGATGCGCGAGGGTCAAAATATCGGGCAGGCGCAGAAAAACACGGCACTGCCGGAAGGCTACAGCACGGTGCCAAACACCACCGACGAGCGCAGGGACAAAACCATCGCCAACTTCCTTATCGACCGGCTCAAGAAAATCGACCGCGAACTGGAGCGTTACTACAAGCGCGACCTCATGGAGCGCATCTTCGATGTTCTGGACAAATCGCGTCCCAAGGCCGGTCAGAGCGGGGTCAAGCGCAGCACGCTGGGGGCCGAGACGCAGAAGTTTGCCGACATGGTTTACCGCTCGTCACTGCTGGACGACGAGAAGACCGCGGAAAGGCTGGCTGCAATTGAGGCACAGATCACCAGCACCGAGGCGACCGCCGATAGCCAGAAGCGCATTTCCGAACTTTCCGAGGAGTGGACAATCGTCAACACGTTTGGCGACTTGAAGAGTCGTCCGTCCGAGACGCTGGCTTACGGTCTGGAGTGGTTGCAGACGCAACTCAAGGCAGGGCGCGAGGCGTGGCAGATCAAGGAAGCTGCCCGCATCCAAGAAAACCGCGAGCGTGCCGCCAAGGTCATCGCGTTCTTGGGCAAACCAACCGACTTCGGTCGCTTTGAAAACAAGTCCGCGCTGCAACGGTTTTTGCAAGCGGTCAACGCTTTCGACCTCGACCACAAAAGTTTTGACCAGTTTGCTCCTTACCTTTTTGGCGACGAGGTTGCCGCCGAGTTGTCCAAGAAAATGCAGCGGGCGCAGATCGACGAAGCCAAGGCAGAACTCAACAACACGCGCTTGATCCTTGCCGCGTTGCGCGAGGGGGCCAAAGCGGCAGGCATGTCAACCAGCAAGGCGCTCGTCGCATTTAAGGAGAACCAGCCCTACGCCGTTCGCAAAATGGAAGGGCGCAAGGTCAAGGACACCAAGATTTCCATTGAACTGGCCAAGAAGATTGTGCGCGGGTTGGCCGACCGCGGCAGCTTGTCAAACCAAGACGTCCAGACGTTATCCGACGAATTGGCAGCGTTGCCGCGAGACACGAAAAAGGAATTTGTCACGATCAAGCAAGTGATCTTCCGCGGGGAGGAAGTGCGTCTCACCATGAGCCGCGCACAGGCCATGCAGCTATGGCTGACATGGCAGCAATCGGACGCGCAGGAGAAGATGCGTGCCGACGGGTTTACTGACGACAGCTTCGACGATCTCGACAACCTTATCTCCGGCCCGTTCGCGCAAGCCATCCTCCGCGTGACGTCGCGCATCTACGGTTCCGGCTACGCGCTGACCAACCCGATCTACGCCCGCATGTTTGGCATGAACATGCCAATGGTCAGAAACTACGCTCCGGCCCGCTATCTTTCTTCCAAGGAGGTCAAGGACGTCGGCCTCGACGGGTCGCCGCTGACAGCCGGTGGCCAGCCCAGCTTTGCCAAGTCCCGCGTCAACCACACCGCCAAGCTCGCGCCCGAAGACGCGCTGACCGTCTTGCAGAGCCATATTGCCATGCAGTCGCACTGGGTCGCTTTTGCCGAAGTCACCCGCGAATACCGCTCGCTACTTTCCAACCCCGACGTCCGCGAGTCTATCAGACAGCGTCTGGGCGCGGACGTTCTTCGCACCGCTGAAATGTGGGGCGACCAGATGGAACAACGCGGCGGTAACAAAGGCAGAGAGATCGCGTGGATCAACAACATGCTGGGCGCGGTCATTGGCGGTCAGTCTGTTTCGCTTTTGGGCTACAACCTCAAGTCACTGATGATGCAGACCGACAACTTGATGCGCTTTACCTTGGCGCTCGACAGTCGTCAGATCGGGTCTGCCTTGTCCGATCCGGTCGCCCTCATGCAGAACATCCGCAAGGTGTGGAAGACCGACATTATTCAGACCCGCTTGGAGGGCGGTGCCACGGCGGAAACGCGGTTCTTCTTTGAGCGGTTTGTTTCCATGTTCCGGCGCGGGGCCAAGGTTGCCGAAATGTCCATGATGCCCATGAACTACCTTGATTCGGCGGGGCTATCTGTCTCTGGCGCAATTGTTTACCAAGCCGCCTACAAAGACGCGCTCGACAGCGGCGTAGACCCGACCTCCGCGGAGCAAGTGGCCAAGGATGCCGTCGAAGCAATGGTCTACCGCTACGGACAGCCGGTGCTGATGGGCCAGAAATCCAACATCGAAAATAGCGGCAACGCATTTACCAAAGCGTTCTTCCTCTTCATGTCCGATCCGCGATTGAAGATGGCCATCATCTCCGACTCCGTCCGCGGACTGGCCACCGGACGCGGCGACTGGAAGACGCATGTGCGCCGGATTGTGGCCATTGAAATGATGGCCGTTGTTTCCCATGTGCTGGCCACATACTTCCGCGACCTTACCAGCGACGACGAAGACGAAGATTTGTGGTCAATGGGCGGCTTTGCCCGCGCCCTGCTGCTGGCTCCGTTCCAAGGCTACTTCCTGCTGGGAAGCGTCAGCGACCTTGTGCTGTCGCGCTTGACCGAGGCCCAATGGTTTACGCCCACGCAGAACCCGCTCATCCGCACCGCGGACACCGCCTTTCGGGCCTTCAACAATCTCGACGACGCCTTCAACTTCGACGACCCCGACGCCTTGGTCAAAGAGTGGACAAACATCACGCGCTCCATTGCGGTGACGCCGCCGCTCGCCGCGCCCGCGGTCATCATGAACATCGTGCGCCCGTTAGTGCAGGGTTGGGAGCGCATGGACGACGACGAATAAACTATTGCGCCACCATGACCACGAAGGTTTAGTCAAATCACTAACATGGCCGTCCAGAGCGATACATCACGCATTTCCTACGCAGGCAATAACTCGACCTCGACGAGTTACGCCGTGCCGTTTGTCTTTTTAGAAAACAGCCACCTCAAGGCCATTGCCAAGACCAGCGCCGGAGTCGAAACCGTTGTCACGCTGACCAACCATACCGGAGCCGGAAACGTCAACGGCGGCACCGTCCGCACCGCGGTCGCCGTTCCAACGACAAGCACGCTCACCATTTACCGCGACGTCCCGATCACCCAGACGACCACCTACGCCGAAGGCGGCGACTTCCCCGCCGCCAGCCACGAGCGTGCGCTCGACAAGCTCACCCAGATTTCCCAACAAAACGCCCGCAAACTTGGCAGCGCCCTCCGGCTTTCGGAGGCCAACCAGATCGGAGAACTCAACCCCCCGCTGACCAACCAGCAGCACATTCTTTCCAGCGTCGGCGGCGCGGCCCCGTCATGGCAGGCGCTCCCGTCGCTTTCTATCGGCCCCGTCATCGCCACCGGATCGACGACCGCCCGCAGCGTCCAAGACCGTTTTGCGGATTTCGCCAACGTCAAGGACTTTGGTGCCGTAGGCGACGGGGTGACGGATGACACGTCGGCGATTCAAGCGGCGCTCAACTCAACGGCCACCTCTGTCTATTTCCCTTCTGGCTCGTATCGCGTTGCTAACAATGGCACCACGGGCGATCCGGCCATTAGTAGCAGCGTGGCCAACCGTCGCATTTTTGGCGAGGGCATCATAACGGCGACCAGCCAAGTTAAGCGTGCGCTTGGAATCACGGGAAACAACACGACCGTCACGCTCCACTTCGACGGCAACCTAAACATTGGAACGGCCATCTACGTTGCCGCTGACAACCCTGTTATCACAGGGTGCCGCATTTCAAATCTTGACGGCAAGACGACATGGCAAGGCGTTGGGGTTCACTTGGCGTTTGATGGTCGAGATACCTCTGCGCTGGTGAGTAACAATGTTATTAAAAACCTACAGGGCGCTGGAGATGGTGTCGGTGGCAATGGCGTTGGAATGCAGCGGGCGGTGCTTGTGGAGACAGACCAGAATTGCAACAACGCGGTTTTTATTACCGGCAACAACATTGACACTGTTCAAGGAGAAGAGGGAGACGCAATCGTGGTTGCTGGTGGAACCAGCGCGTCGCCGTTGACGCTGCCGTGCGTCATTGCCAACAACGTAGTCAAATCGTGGAACCGAAGGGCGGTAAAAATTGCGGCCAACGGTGTTACAGTTGCAAATAACTACTTCACGAACAACCTGCCCTCGTCCTTGCCTACGCTTCAGCGAGTTATTGATGCAACATCAGGATCAAATCTTCTATTTAGTGGAAACACTTTTGATCGGTGCCTGTATCACGCGCAGATTGCGGTATTTTTAGATAGCCCCCAAATCGGCAATAACATCAAAGTTGTCGGTAACACAATATCTGGCATTGGCGCAACGGTTGCGTCCAGCCTTATGACGGTCAGAAGCTATGGAACCGGCATCACATTTCAAAACAACTGCGTAATCGCTGAAGGCCACACCGGCGCAAGTGTGGATATTCGGGACTCTGCTGATGTGGTGGTGGCTGGCAATACAATTATCAGCGCAAGCACAACGCCCATTACATTTACCTCATGCACTAACACAAGAATGGTGGGCAATGTCACAAATACCGACACGCGCTATATACAATACCACGACGAAGTTGCTGGGGAATGGGTGACACGCATTAACAATGCAACCGCCACAAGGGCATTTGTGCTGCACAATGCTGATACGTCGCTTTCTGACGGAGAAATAGCCGCTTCAGTTGCGTGCAGGCAAAACGACGCAAGCACCCCAAACACTATAAGCTCCTCTGTAAAGTTTGTTGCCGAAGGCAGTTCTGGCGCTCTTGCTGTAACTTTGTGCAGCGGAGGAGGTGCTACTGCAGATATAGAGCGCCTGCGCGTTAAGTCAAACGGCAATGTCGGCATCGGAGTAAATCCTACAAGCAAACTGCATGTTGACGGCGACCTAACGCTGGCCAATGCAACCACTGCCACAGCGGCAACGGCTGGAGCGGAAACACTGCCAGCAAACCCAGTAGGTTTCTTGCTCCTCAGCCTCAACGGCGCCAGCCGCAAAATTCCATATTACGCAACATGATCGACAGCACTCAAACAACTGAAACGCACGTTGTTGCCAGTTTTTCGCACAATGGCGCAACGCGCAATGTATCGTATGACCGCGCCAAGTATGAGGCGAACGGAGCGCAGCCGGATTACGCTGCCATGATCGACGAGGAACACGCCGCTTGGTTGGCGTGGCTCGGAGTTGCGCCATGATCCTTGAACTCAAAACATCCGCAGCCATGCTCACCGCCGGAACCTTCGGCGTGTTCGCTACCGCCTCGCCGGTCATGGAATCCTTCGGATGGCTTCGCACCGTGGCCGAACTGGGCAGCTTTGGCCTCGTCGCCTTCGCGGCGATCATGCTGCTGGTCAAAGTCGCTCCGGCCTTCATCGCGCACTTGGACAAGGCGCGTGATTCTTTCCTCGTCGAACTTTCCAAAGAGCGCGAGCAGCGCCACGCGAACGCGGAGAAACTCAACCAGTCGCTGCACCAGATCGATCAGTCGATCCGCGACGTTCACGCGACACTACGGGGAGGTAAATAAACATGAGCGTCAAAATCCAAGACTGGAACAAGATTGCCTCCAACGTCGTCCTCGTCGCGCAGGGGCCGGATGGTAAGCCTGCGCTGCTCGCGGAGAACAAGCCCGCGTGGAACTACCGCGCCTTTACTTGGACTTCCGGCAACGCAACGCAAATTGTTTACAAACAAGGTGGAGCAAGCGGAACCATAGTGCTGACCGAAACTTTCACCTACGACGGCGACGGCAACCCGCTCACCCAGACGTTGACCTACCCGTAAGCTATGCCTTGGAAATACAACCCGTTCACTGACGCGCTCGACCAGACTGGCTCCGGCGGCGGGACGAGCTATATCGACGGCGACGTCGAATACCACAGCAACCTTCCGGTGACGGTGGGATCGCCCGCGGTGAACAGTGCTTTCCTTGTGAGAAAAGGCGAGGGGCTATACTTCATCTCGCGCAAACCGGCAGGAATCTGGGTGCGGGAACTGAACAACGGCAATCTCGACGACTGGAAATTTGCTGGCCTTTTTAGTGATTTGTATAGAGACGCGAATTTTAGGATCATCTCTGATTCTGACGTCAGCAAAGAATTGGCGTTTTCGCTCTCTGGCATCACCACCGGCACCACCCGCACGCTGACCATCGCCAACCGCTCTGGCACCAACGTCGTCAGCGACACCTCCGCAGGCAGCGGCAGCGACGTGGTCAACAACATCGTGAGCCTCACCCAAGCCGAATACAACGCCATCGGCAGCCCCGACGCGGCCACGTTGTTTCTCATCACCGATCCGTAAGCCATGGCCCTCCTGCAAAAAGCCTATCTCGGTGCCACGCCGCTCTTCCGCAACGTCGATTGGTTTGAGGCGTCCTACACTCCGGTCAACTCCAGCGCCGAAGTATCGCTCACCGCGAACACTTCCGCGCACACCAAGGGTGCGTATTCCGAACTCATCGCCTCCACCTCGGCCAACGCAGGGCTGTTGGTTCTTATGGTGCAGGACATTTCCGTGGCAAGCACCAATACCGCCACACTCATTGACGTTGCTACGGGTGCCAGCGGTTCTGAGGCGGCTATTATTTCAAACCTCGCCGTGGGTGGCGCTTTGACCACCGCCGGCCCAATAGGCGTTGCCGTTTCTATTCCGTTTCAAGTCCCCAGCGGCACGCGACTGTCTGCCCGCATCCAGTCTGTGGTCACAGGCGGTAAAACAGCAACCGCACAAGTCTTCCTCTTTGATGTGGGCGGCGATTACGCCACGGCGCCTACCAGCGTGGATGTCATCGGCGGCAACACGGCCAACAGCCAAGGAATCAGTTTCAGCGGAGCGAGCGGAACATGGGTGCAAGCAACGGCATCAACATCACAAGCCTACCGCGCCGTGGCCATAGTGCCGTCTATGCACAGCACAGGCATTGCGACGATTGGCCCACAACTGGAGCTTGGCGTTGGCGCGTCAGGAAGCGAACAAGTGTTTGGATTAAGTGCTGCTTCTTATAGCAACAACGAAACCGTGCAGTCCTCGCCTCCGTATCTGTCGCTTTTCGGACGCAACATCCCCGCAGGCAGCCGCCTCGCCGTCAGGCACAACATTGCCACCAGCCCGACCGTCTACGGCTTCACCCTCATCGGCATCCCCTAAAATGCAAAACTGGCACCTCCTCTATAACTCCACGACCGGCGAATCCGTCAGCATCGGCACTGTCATCGCCGACCCGCTACCGGAAGGCATCACCGCGCTCCCGCTCACCGACGCCGAAGGCGAGGGGATGCAAAACGGCAGCCTCATCTGGGACGCCGCCACCCGCACGCTCATCCCCACGCCGCCGCCCGCTGTCACCGCCGCCGAATGGGTCGAGCAGCACCTTACCAGCACGCAACTCCACGCGCTGTCCGATCTTCGCTTGTCGCTTGTGCTGGCGGGTAAACCCCTTGGGCCACTGATGCAATCCCTGCGCGATTGGACTTCGCAACTGATCGTGGCATCGGCGGTTGATCCTTCGCCGCGCTCCGACTGGCCTGCTGCACCTTGTGCCTACGAAGCCGCGAGCGCCGAAGCCATCGCCGCATTGGCCTCAAACCCTTGACCCCCATCCGGCGTGCGGGTGTAGTCAAAACATGCGCCTCTTTCTAATCATCGCCGCCTTTGCGCTGACAGGCTGCGCGAATCTTTCGGAAGTCCGCTTTGGCTGGGACTACGCCAAAAACACTTTGCACGTTTCTGTGCCTCTTCAAAAACCAACCTCGTCCAAATAACATGATCGACTACATCCTCGCCCGCCTCAAAGAACCTTCCACCTATGCCGGAGCGGCCACCTTGCTGGCTCTCGTCGGCTGGAAACTTTCGCCGGAGTTGATGGGCGCGATTGCCTCCGCTGGCATCGCCGTCATCGCTCTTATCGAAATCGTTCGCCGCGAAAAGCAGTGAGCAACGAACAAAAGTTCCAGCGGGTTCTTGACCGCTGGGGCGTGAAGCATTTTAGCGCCCGCGAGTTCTTTTACCGCGGAGCCAGCGACGAGAAACTCAACCTCAACACCGACCCTCCGGCGGAACTGTGGCCGAACATGGAGCGCACCGCCAAGGTGCTGGACGAGGCCCGCAAGCGACTGGGCGCGTCGATCCGTATCACCAGCGCGTATCGTTCACCGGCCTACAACAAGCGCATCGGCGGCGTGTCGAATTCGACCCATGTGCGCTTCAACGCGACCGATCTGGTGACGGCGCAACCGGCCTCACTTTATCTCGTCCTGCTCGACCTCCGGCGGGAGGGGATGTTCAAGGGCGGGCTGGGGCTGTATCGCTCGTTCGTCCATCTGGACACCCGCGGAAATAATGCTACTTGGAGAGGATAGAGCCGCGTCTTACTTGTTCGACGTAGGCGAGTTTGAATCCTCGCCGGATGTCAACGACGACGCACCGCGCAACTGCGAGTCCGGCAGTATAGCCGAAGCCGAATTTCTTGTGCGGGCGCAGCGCAACGGATGGCACTGCTACGTTCCGTTTGGTCACGCGACCAAAGCCGACGTCATTGTCTTTCGGCCATTTGGTAGGCCGGTGACGGTGCAAGTCAAAAAAGGAGTGTATCAAGACAAGGGAAGCGGCAGTTGGAAATTCATAGCTGGATCTGGCAAGCCATCCTGTGCCGCGAATCCCAAGGACTACGGAAAACGCTATACTCGATACCAGCGCGGTGAGTTTGATGTGCTGGCTATGTGGGTGCAGGAAAAAGAGTGCTTTGTTTTTTGGACGCTCAATGAATTGGTCGAGCGCGGGACTTCCTGCGTTTATTGGTATGCGGGCAACGCTTGTAACAACTGGCAAGTTGTTGACGAAATGGCCGAGCGGCCTATTTGATCTGTTGTTGCAGCGACTCCAGCGCCTTGCTCATCGTAGCCAACGAGGCATGCGTGTAGCGGTTGGACATCTCGACTGTATCGTGGTCGCAGATCATCTGCCGCACCTTCTGGTCAACGCCCGCGTCTACCAATAGCGAATTGGTCGTATGCCGCCACGAATGGAAAGTCGCATCCACGACCCCGCGGCCTTTGCCGGTAGCCTTCTGACGCGACCGGACGATGCCAGCCTTGTCCAAGATGCGGGAGAACTGACCGCTGGCTACTGACACCGTCAGCTTGTGCAGGCGCGGCGTGATAGGGCCGGTGCCTTGCAGGCTGGCCAGTTCCCCGATAAGCGGGACGGCAACTACTTTGCCCTTGCGAGACTTCTTTTGCGGGACAAAGCGCAAGACGCCGCCGTCGATCTCTTCGTGGAAGCGGTTGCAGGCGTCCCACAGCCGCATGCCGTAGTAGAGTCCGAAGAGGCAGGCGACCCGCCATTCCTCGTCCACGATGGCGAGGATGCGCCCGATCTCGTCCGGCGTGAACGACCGGCGCTTGGCGGCGTCGGTGCGGCTAATCGTCAGCAGTTCCGCGGGGTTGACGTCGATCTGGCGTAAGAGAACGGCCCGCCGGAAGACTGACCGGATTGTGGCGATAATGAGCGCACCAGTGTTATCCGAATAACCCTTGTCCTTGAGGTCGCGGAAGAAGGCGCTGATGTCGTCGGGCGTGATGTCGCGCAGATCGTGGCTGACCCGCACGCCGAGCCAGCGGGCGAAGTGGGCGATGTCGGTGCGGTATTTGTCGATGGTCTTGGGCTTGGCCGTCGTCTTGGCCTCGACCCAACTTTCCGCGGCCTTTGTCCAAGTGACCGCCTTGCGCGGGCTGGCGACGTTGGCCAGCCGCATGAGGCTATCGACGCGATGGGCATACCATTGTGCCGTCGGCTTGACCGAACGAAGCTCCCGCGCCGTCCGCTCCATGTCGTCGGCAAAAGCCTTGGCTGTGCGTTTAGGGGTTGTTTTGTGCGGTAGCTTGGTGCTACGCATGGTGAGTCGCCAAAAGCCGCCAGACGGGCTTTCCGGCGCAGCAACCCACACTCTCATGCGGGCTATCCAGTAAGGTGACTTGGGGAGGGTGGTAAGCGATGCCATAACGAAGTGAAAATTAGCACTATTTGTTATGCAATGAAATACCTAAAATGTATGCAAAATTGTCACGCTTTACTCTGTAACAGAAGGGAAATGACCAGTTATGGGTTCAAGTGAATCGGGCCTGTTTTACTCTGTTAAATGATCGCGGAAGGCCGGAGTTAGCACAGTGAGTTAGCACACGTTTTAGATATTGCAGGCTCTTTAGAACTGGTTTTGACTCATACCAGCCGTGCCATACGCCGATCCAGACGCGCAGAAGGAATACATGCGGAGCCGGTATGCCGAGCGGTATGCCAGTGACCCGAAGTTTCGCAAGGCCGAGTCGAAGCGCAAAGCCGCATACTACGCCGAGAACCCCGCCTACCAGCGGCGGGTCAAAAAGAAGGTCAAGGCCCGCCGGAAATCCGTCTGATATTAAAAAGATGAGACGGGTTGGACAGCGGATGTCCTATGCCCGTCAGTAGTCTCGCGGGTGATATGGAACACCAAGCTATTGAACTCGTTTTGCAAATCGCAGAAAGGGAGGGTTTTACCCCATCCGAATTGTTGGCCGACGCACTTGACAGGTGTATGAAGGTGCATGACAGTTGCCAGTATGAAAAAGAAACCCAGCACAAGCGGCAACCGCCGGTCGAAAGATCGGGTGGTGAAGTCCTTGTCGTTTCCGAGTGACTTGGTCGAGCGCATCCAAGGCGTGGCCGACGCGCAATACGGTGGCGACTTTACAAGGGCGACCTTGGAAATCCTCGCTACCCGCTATCCCGAAGCGAAGAAGTTCCTGCGCGAAAACCAGACCTTCAAGTTCAGCCGGAAGAAAATTTGACCAGACGCTAAAAAAAAACCATTGACGGGTGTAATACACCTGCTACTTTTTGCACCAGATCCCCGCACACAATGAAATCAAAAGCCACTCACATCGGAACGTGCCAGCTATGCGGCGCACGGCACAAACTGCCCGACGGTCGCATCGCTCGCCACGGTTACAAGGTTGACATCGGAATGTCATACGGCACATGCAGCGGCTCGCATCGGTTGCCCTACGAGACGGACAAAAGCGTCTTGGAAGAAGAGCTTGAGCGCGGAACTCGTTACCTTGCAGAACATCCTTACGTCGATCCTCCGACTGGGTTTAATGCCGCGGCACGCAACAACGAACCGGTCGAGCATCGTGAATGGCGCAGCCGCCAGCGCGGTCGTCGCCAGTGGGAACTGCATCTGCCGCGCATTCAGCATTTGCTGGCTAAATGGGAACCCCGCGAATTGACGCCGATATGCTAACCAAGTCCCGCATCAACAAAGCCATCGCGCACACAGGTCTTGAAGTCTGGGGCAACGGCGACGGCTATTTTTACTTTCTCGACAAAGCGACCGGCAACCAGATCGGTCGCTGCGTTTACGTCTGTCGCATTAATCACCAACTACTGCCCGACTGGGTGCGTGACGCCGAGGAGGCCCGCGCATCCGGTATTGTCGAGGGAGTCCATCCATGAACTAAAGCAAAGCCAGCCCATGCCCACCAAACCCACCACCACCCGCAAAAGCATATCGATGCCGCGTGATCTCGCCGCGGTCATCGAAGACCGCGCCCGCACCGAACACCGGAGTTTCGCCAAGCAAGTCAGCAAGATTGTCTCCGACTTTTTTGCGTCTGAAGGTGTCATACACCTAACGCCCACACCCAATGACGCTGATCGATAAAGCCCGCAACGCCGTCCCGCGGAACGGTCGCCACAACTACGACCAACTCGTCGAGCCGGTCGCCATCTTGCGCCGCAAGGGATGGCCCTACGCGGACATCCACGCATGGCTCATCTCCGAGGGCGAACACATCAACCCGAACCCCGCCACTTTTGCCTCTGCCATGTCGCAGCGGCTTAAACACAACGCAAAAACACAATGAATAACGAACCCACCTACAAAGTTCCGCCGTTCACGACGATGGAACTCGTCACACTTCGCTGCGCTCTGCGCGAGGACATCTGCCGCTTCTGGAAATGGCGTCACGATGCTTCGTGGCGCAACACGATCCGCGCCTGCGTTTCGTCCTACCGGAAACTTCAGCAACGGGAGGTCGCGTAATGGACTACCTCCTCGTCGCCCTGCTCGCGGCCATGTGGCTCTGCACCGTCGTCGGTGCGTTTAGCGCCGGATGGATGACTGGCTGGGACAAGTCCCAAGCCGACCACAAGTGGAACCGCTGGCTCCTACGGAAAATCGAAAACCGCAGCACACGAATTTAGGCATGCAACCCACAAAACAAAACCCGCCGACGCAGCATGCCGCGCCGACGGGTCAGAACACAATGAAGGGAACTAATACAATGACAGCAGAAAATGGTCAACTGGCCCTCCAGAAGACCCAACCCGTCGAGATCCAACTCGACTCACATGGAGTGCAATTGCGCTCCTTCGACGAGATGGCCCGCTTTTGCAAGGCCGTCGTCAACAGTGGACTGGCTCCGAAAGGCTTTAGCTCGCCGGAGGCCGTCATGGTCGCCGTGCAGCATGGCTTGGAACTGGGCCTCGCGCCCATGCAGGCGCTCCAGTCCATCGCCATCATCAACGGCAAGCCCTGCATCTACGGTGATGCGGCGCTGGCGCTCTGCACCGCACACCCGTCGTTTCTCGACATCGAAGAAACGGTTGGCCGCGACAAAACGGCTGAAGGTCACGTTGCCACATGCATCGTGAAACGCCGCGACCGCAGTGCCGTCGTCCGCACGTTCAGCGAGGCTGACGCGAAGAAGGCGCAACTCTGGGGCAAGAGTGGGCCTTGGCAGCAATACCCCAGCCGCATGCTACAGATGCGGGCAAGATCGTGGGCGCTCCGCGATGCCTTCCCCGACGCGCTGCGCGGTCTGGGCATCCGCGAAGAGGTGGCCGACTACCAAGTCAAGGTGGCCCGCGGGCGCGAAGTCGCGTCCAGCGTAGTGCTGCCGGAGGTTACAACCGCCGCGGAGTTCTTCGACGCCGCCGCGGAACCGTCTCAACGCGCCGCGCTTAACGACAAGGCGACCGGCGAACTGTTTGCGGAGGTGCTGAAATGAACAGCGGCATCCTCTCGTTACCGGAAGGCCAGTATCGCGCCGCCGAAGGGATCAGCAAATCGTTGCTCGACTGGATTGCGCCGCCCAAAACGCCCGCACATTTCAAGGCCAAGCTGGACGGGTTGATCCCCGACGAGCAGACGCCCGCGATGCGCTTGGGCAGCATGATCCACCGCGCCATTTTGGAACCGGAAACGGTTGCGGGCGCGTGGGTGATCAAGCCCGCGGGCATGAACTTTGCCACAAAGGAGGGCAAGGAATGGAAGGCCGCGCAGACGCAAGCAATCATCACGCAAGACGAAGCCGACACTATCACCGGCATGCGCGAGTCAGTCTGGTCGCACCCCGCGGTCAAGCGCGTCTTGGCCAACGCGAAGACGGAGTGTTCGCTATTCGCAAGTGGCGAAGACGGCGTCCTTCGCAAGGCGCGGATCGATGCGCTGCCGGAGGGTGGCAACGTCATCGTGGACATCAAGTCCTGCCAAAGCGCAGACGCGGACATGATGGCGAAGTCGCTCGTCATGTATCGCTACGACGTCCAAGCCGCCTACTACCTCGACCTCTGCCAGTTGCTGGGACTCGACAAGACGGAGTTCCTGTTCGTGTGCGTAGAGAAGACGCCGCCGTTTGCGGTCGCCGTCTACGCGCTCGACCAGCAAGCCATTGAGTGGGGCCGCAAGCAGTATCAGCGTGACCTCGCGCTGGTGAAGCACTGCATGGCCGAAGACCACTGGCCGTCGTTCACGCAAGACATTACTACGCTGGGGTTACCGGCGTGGGCGGCAAAGCAAGCGGAGAGCGTCCTCTAATGAGCGACAAAGCCTACGTTCCACGTTGGAGCCGAGGCATCACGCCCGCGGAGTGGCGTCAGCGTCTAATGGCGCTGGCGCTGCCCGTGAGGCACGCAGCGGCGCGGATCGTGTGGTGGGAGACGCTGTCCCTCCGCATGGTTCCCGACCGCAGCGATGCGCTCGACGACATGCTCAAGCACGGCGCGGAGGTTTCCGACAGCGACCTTCAAGCCGCCCTCATTCAAATCGGTCTGCCGGAGGGATTTGTTCGCCGCCGGATTACCACGCCCAAACCGCGCCCACCGCGGCGCAAAAAACAACCCACACAATGATCACTGCAATTATCGACGGCGACCCACCAACCGTCACCGCCCAGCAGAAGGGCGTGATGGTTCGCGCCGGTCGTCCCATGTTCTTCACAAAGAAAAAGGTCAAGGACGCGCAGGACGCGCTGGTCTTGCAGCTTCGGCAGTTTAAGCCGCGGCAACCAGTGGAGTTTCCGGTGCTGATCAAGATCAAGTTCGCCTTCCGCGTGACCAAGGCGCGGCCAAACGAGCGCATTCACGCGGTGCGTCCCGACCTCGACAACTTGTGCAAGGGCGTCTTGGACGCGCTGGTGCCTGCTGGCTGGATTGCAGACGACGCGCTGGTCGATCAACTGGTCGCGGAGAAGTGCCGCGTGGGAGATCCGTATTTGGAAATTACGATGAAGGAGAGGCTGTGAAACGCCCATCCTTCCAATTCTATCCGTCGGACTGGCGCAACGACTCCGGCCTCCGGCTCTGCTCGCTGGCGGCGCGAGGGCTGTGGGTCGAGATGATGTGCATCGCCCATGAGTGCGATGAATACGGCAAACTCACGCAAAACGGCAGGGGTTTCTCGCACAAAACCCTCGCAAAACTTGTGGGTTTGTCGCCGCAAACCTGCCTCAAATTATTGAAAGAACTGGAGGACAATAAAGTGTTCTCCCGCGACGAAAACGGCGCGATTTTTTCGCGGCGAATGGTTCGCGATGAGGAGATTAGGCAGATTCGGGCCGAGGCTGGAAGCAAGGGGGGCAACCCGCTTTTGCTTGGGAATTTGGTTAAGCAAACCGGCAAGCAAAAACCAACCCCTTCTTCTTCATCTTCATCTTCTATGGATCTATCTATCCGCCGCGGGTGGACTTTGGAGGAGGTCACCGCCGCCGGACAACTGGCCAGCGTCACACCGGAAGTGTGCAAGGCGTATTACGACGCCCGCGAAGCGGTGGGTTGGGTGGATCGAAATGCGATCCCGATCAAGTCCATGCCGCATGACCTATCACGCTTTGCATCACATTGGGCCGAGAACGAGCGTAAACGCCCCGCCACGGCTTTGACTAAACCCCGCGGCGTCTGGGATGCCAAACAAGGCATCGACGCCTTAAAAGCGAAGCTGGAGCGAATGAAGGGTGATCCCCGTTTGCGACAGCATAAAGCGCAGACACCTTGGGAAACCGAGTGGAAGCCGGAGGCCAAGGCCGAGGTCGCCCGCATCCGCGAGAAGATCCGCGAGTTAGAGGGGGTGGTGGCGGCATGAAGGACATGCATGGCACAAAGCTCAACGCTGGCGACCACGTTTTCGTTTATGCTGCACGCTACGAGCGCGAGCAGGAGGCAAGCGGAGCGTGGCTGGTTGATCAAAAGCGGCCACTGCCCGCGGCGGATGTCCCACTGGCCCGCGGCAAGATTGTGTGGGATGACTATCTACTGGCCTACCTTGTGCGCTACGAGTGGGTCTGCGATGCGTGGAAGGGCAAGGCGGCAGCGCCAATGGGTGGCGGGGAATATGCTTACGAAAGGGTGGCGGCGTGAACTGCGAAGTGTGCAACGAAAAGATCCGCCGCGACGAGCCGCATTACCGCGGATACGCGGGCAAGGGGCCGTGGAAACACATTGGCTGCTGCGAGCAATACGTCGATTGCGTCGATGCCGACAAATCCATCATGTTGGCGTTGCGGGAGCTAAAAAAAGCGCGTTTTGAAATTCGGACGCACCGCTGGCGCAGAGCGAGGCCCATGCTGCTCAAGTCATTGGATCACACCACGGATGCAATCAAGCACTTGGCCATACTGGAGGCGAGCGCATGACATTTGACCACACCCATAAAATCGCCACATGGCCAACAGTCTTGAAGACTTCATTGCCTATAGCATGCAAGACGACGAGGTGAGCGTGATGAATATCCTGTGCGAACACTGCCCGCTCGTTTCGGACAACGCCGTCTGGGCGTCCGACGTTCACAATACCGGCGAGGTTATCGCTTGGATTCACCGCAACCCGCAACATTTTCGGCGTATCGGTTTAGTCAAAACAAAGAAGCGCCCATGAAACTTTTCGGCGGAACAGGCTGTGTCAACGTGCATGTGGCAATCGCCCGACATGTGTGTGGGGGCCGCTTCGATATGACGCTAATCGAAGCCCGCCGGAACTCTTTAGGAGGAGCGGGATGGGTCGGGGGTCTAACCGACGCTCATCCGAGGGGCGCAGCCGTGGCCCAGCGTCTGCGCTCCGCATTTTTTTGCTGTGCGCCCAGACGCGGAAAGCATCACGAACGCCCGTTGCCGCAGAAGGCGTTGCGGTTGCGTGATCGAAGTGTCGGCTTCTGGTTTTCAAATTGCGGCCCCGCGAGGCCGCAGGCCGACAGCAGCAAAGTGGACGGCGTGCGTATGCGGCACACGACGCAATACGCAAATATGGCGAAGCCCAGCGCCGTCACATTTTTCCCATGATGCTGGAACTGCAACGCCCGTTCCCCGTGGACACGCCGCTTGGCTATGGCTGGGCGATCATCGTCAGCCGCGAGAGCAATCTGGCCAACGACATCTGGACGGTCGTCATGGAGCGCGACGGCGCGTTTGTCCATCTGCGATCCGAACAAATCTGGGCGCTCCCCAACGGGACGCTCGACATCAACACAACACCAACACCATGCAATACAACGACGACAACCGAGGAGCCGCCTTTGAGCGGCAATCAGACAACCCCAAAGCGCCCAAGTGGAGCGGCCCTGTCAAAATTGAAGGCCGCGATTACGAGATTAGTATTTGGGAGCAGACCAGCAAAAGCGGGAAGGACTTCCTCTCGCTGAAGTTTGGCCCGCCGTGGCAACCAAAGGAAAAGGGCAGCAACTACAACACACCGAAACCGGCGGCACCGCGGGTGACGGACGAACCGGCGACTGACGACGACATTCCGTTCTGATGCAAATTGCCCTTAACGAGGCCGAACAGCGTTTGGCCAAATTTCTCGCCCGCAGCCGTTTTGAGGCGGCGCGGAAGCGAGGGATTGCCAACGCCAAGATTGGCCCGCAAAGCAATGAGCAAACCGATCTTGAGGGCATCGGAGCAGAAATCGCTTTTTGCAAAATGTTTAACGTCTATCCCGATTTGGAAGTTGGACACACTCCGGCAGAAGATGCCGTTCTTCCAAGCGGGGTGGCCGTTGACATTAAATCCACAAAGCATCCTCGCGGGCATTTGCTTGCTGCCAAATGGAAGAAACCAAACGTTTCTGCTTACGTTTTGCTGATCGGTGAATTTCCGCGCTATCGGTTTGCCGGAATGATGCCGTGCGAAGAATTGTTGCGAACAGAGCGATTGAAAAATTTTGGTCACGGCGAAGGCTATGCCGCAAAACAAGAGGAACTGCTTTCGATGGAGCAGTTGCAGCAACAAGCAGAATACACATGGTAAAAATCGACTACGCCATCCAAACCAGTGAGCGCACCCGCAACCGGCTACCGCTATTGGAAAACTGGACGCGCCACGTTCAAAAACCCAGCACCGTCCGCTTTGTCAGCGACGAGCAAGTCAGCCGCGGCGATTACTTGAGCGCGATAGACAAGACTATCTACGCCATCGATACGTTCCAGCCGCATTACGACTGGCTCTACATTGTCGATGACGACGGCTACGTTGTTCCAAGGCGCTTGGAACTGCGACTGATCGACGTCAATCCCGACGAGCAGCACGCCATCGGCTGCGTGCAGGGCGTGCTATCCAACGACACGCACAAGTTTCCGGCGATTCATGGCGGGTGCGGCTACGCGCTGTCGCGAGCGACGGCACTGACACTGCAACAGCGGCACTGGCATGGGGAACTGGTGCGACACCACCGGAGCAGCGACGGCACTGTAGCAATCAACTTGCACCTCATGCGCGTATTGCCAACCGGCGACACGCGCTTCACTGCGAGCGTGGCCAAGGAAGAGGACACTGACACGTTTATCGCGTGCCATCGCGTGATTCCGCATCCAGAACACTTGATCCATTTGCCACGACTGAACAGCGCACAGGCAGGAGCGGAAGCAAGTAAGGAAGGATATTTAAGGAAACCAAACGCAGAAGCGGTCAAGGTTTTAGTTTGACCAACAGAGTAGAAAAGACGCATGCCAATCACTTCCGACAGCGAAATGGAACACCGCGTGAGCGTGGTGGCTGACTGGGTTTTAGAAGGTCGCCGCTACTCTGAACTTGTGTCGGCTATTGTCGGTGAGTGGAAAGTCTGCAAGCGCACCGCGGAAAGGCTGATCGAACGAGCCAATCCCATCGCCCGCGAGACGCGCATGAAGCAGAAGGAAACCATGATTGCCCGCGCCGCGGACAAGCTGGAGAAGATCCACGACAAAGCCTACGCCCGCGAGGATTGCAGCGCCGCGACCGGAGCCGTGCGCGAACTGGTCAAGCTGCTGGGTCTGGCCGAGGCCGAGAAACAAGAGGTCAAGCATGACCTCACCGACGAGTTTGTTGGCGTCTTCCGCGGGATCGTGAAAGCCAGCGACAAACCGGCGTGACGACCGACGACTTGGCCAACCCGCTTTGGCGGCTTCGCAATCTGTATCACATCAAGCGGGCCGACGACGGGCGCATCATCAAGTTTGCGCCGAGGCCGGAGCAGCAACGGGTCTACGACATGCTTTTCAAAGAGGGCGTCAAGCGCCTCATCATCTTGAAAGCGCGCCGTCTGGGCATGTCTACCGCGCTCGACGTCTTACTCACCGATCAGATGCTTTGGAACGCTGGCACCCAGTGCAGCCTTGTCGATCAGACCGCGGCAGATGCCGAGCGCAAGTTGGCCACTATTGCCAAGGTCGCCTTGGACAACCTCCCTCCGGTCGCCTTGCAGTGCATTGAGAAGGTGCGCGACAGCGGCAGCATCCTTGAGGTCAGCGTGGCCGGAGAGGCCGCGTCGTCGTTCTTTGCCGGTCTACGCGCCCGCGGCGGCACGAACAACTGGCTGCACCTCTCCGAGTGGGGAGTTATCCAAGCGGATGACCCGCGGCGCAGTGAGGAAATTCTGACCGGCGCGATCCCCAGCGCCGAGCATGGCCGGATCATCATTGAAACTACTTGGAAGGGTGGGAGAGGGGGCCACTTGTGGGAAATCGTCAAGGGTGCCTTGGAGACGCCGGAAGCGGCCAAGACGGACAAGGATTGGCGCGTGGTCTTCTTCCCGTGGTGGAAAGATCCGACCTATGTGGTCGAGGGCGATGTGGCCACGATCAGTCCAGCAATCAGTCAATACCTTGACCAGATGCAGTCACAAACAGGCCACACTTTTAGTGACCAGCAGCGCCTCTGGTATGACCGCCAGTCCCGCGACCTTGGCCTCTTCATCTTCCGCGAGTTCCCGACGACGCTCGACGAGTGCTTCAAGAGTCCGGTCGAGGGCGCAATCTACGCGGGCGAACTGGACAAGCTCCGCGCCTCCGGTGCGATCAGCGCGTTCAAGACTGACAACAGCACGCTCGTCCACACCGCGTGGGATCTGGGCAGTCCGGTTAATACGGTGGTCTGGTATTTTCAAGTGATCGGCGGCAACGAGATCCGCGTGATTGACTGCGACATGGATCTGGACATGACTCCTGTCCAGCGCGTCGGCCACATGCTGGCCAAAGGCTACAGCTACGGAACGCACTTCCTGCCTCACGATGCCGCGGCGACTCGCACCAGCGGCAAGGCGGACGCCCAAGTCTACACCGAGGCCGGTCTGGCCAACGTGCGCGTCCTGCCAAGGACGCACGACATCTGGATCGGGATCAATGCCTGCCTGCAAATGTTTCCGAGGTTCTCGTTCCGCCTGCCTTCCTGCGAGCGTGGATTGGATGCCTTGGCCAACTACGCCTACAAGCGCAGCAGCGCCACCGGCATTGTGGTCAATGAGCCAGTCCACAACTGGGCCAGTCACGCTGCCGACGCTTTGCGGATGATAGCCGAGGCCGAGATGGCGGGCATGCTCAAGACGGGCTTTGCCAAGCCGCGCCCGACCGTGGTGACGACCGGCATCCGCGAACTCGACTTCACCCGCAGGACAATCGTGAGACGATGACGCCCATCGAAAAGTGCAAGATGCTCTACACCGCGGATTCCCCGCGGACGTTTGAGGAGGACATGCTCGCGCACCTCTCGCATGGCTGTTTCTTTAGCACGCCGGAGTATGTGATGATGGCGCGTCCGGTGTGCAGTGACGCGCCGCAGGACATGATTAACGACGTCTGGTGCGGCTTCCAGCGCAAGGACTGGGACGCATGGTATGTCTACGCCTTCGCCTTGGCCGACGACCAAGGCTTGCAGGGTTTAGTCAAAAAACTATTGCGCCACATCCCCTTTTATCTTCCGCTCATCGCATGGGAGAGGAGTGGCCATCCGCTGACTTTCTTTTCGACCGACAAACTTACTCAAAAATATGCGAAACTATCACTCGTCCAAGATTGACCTAACGTGCCGTTGCCACTTCGGCGGCGGGGCCAAGACGCCTCCCGCGCCTCCGGCCATGCCCAAGTTTGAAGCACCTCCGCTTCCCCCCGCGCCGCCACCGCCACCCCCGCCACCGGAGGCCCAGACGATGGGAGCCAATGACGCTGCCGACCAGCAACGCGCTGCCGCGGCCAAGCGCAGCGGGTTCCGCAAGTCGATCCTCGCGGGCGAAACCGGCGGCTACGTCAATCCGGCCACCGGAGCCAACAGCCTTCTTGGCTAATGGATGGAGCTAACTTTCCATCTGGCCGTCTTTGCGGTGGGTATTGTCCTGCTGATTACCGCGGCTAACGACCCCGACATGTGGTAAATGAAAGACAACGTCCAACTCGCTGACTGGGTTCTCGCCCGCAACCAAGACTTGGGTTCCGAGCGTGCCTCATGGGACACGCATTGGCAGGAGTTGGCCGAATACTTCTTACCGCGCAAAGCCGAGATCAGCGCCAAGCGCAGCGTGCCGGATAGCTCGCGCTACGACGTCCTCTTCGACACCTCTGCCGTCCAAGCCGCGGCCACGCTGGCCAATGGGCAGCTTGCCTATATCACGCCTGCTGACAGCCGGTGGTTTGTCTACGAGCCGCCCAAGGGCGTGATGAGCGACAAGGCCAAGCAGTGGTATGCCAAGTGTTCCGAGGCGACCCAGTTACTGTTGGCCACCAGCAATCTCTACACCGAGATCCACGAACTTTACTACGATGACTCCGTCTTCGGCACTTACTGCATGTTCGTTGAGAGCGGCACCAGCCATCCGCTTGTATTCCACAAGTTTGACATCGGCACCTACTCACTGGCCGAGAACGACGAGGGGCTGATCGACACCGTCTTCCGCGAACTGGAACTGACCGTTTTGCAAGCCGCGGACAAGTTTGGCGAAGACGCCCTTGCGCCCGCCATGCAAAAGAAGCTGGCCGAGATCCGGCGCACCGGCAAGGGCGGCACAGTGAAGCACCGCTTCGTTCATGCCCTCTACAAGCGCGAGGACAACGACCGCGACCGCAACAAGGCCGACGGCCCGAACAAGCCTTGGGCCAGCGTCTACGTTGACCAGAGCAACAAGCATGTCTGTCGTAACTCCGGTTACGATGAGAAACCTTTCTTCGCGGGCAGGCATGTCAAAAGTCAGCAAGGCGTCTACGGCGTCAGTCCCGCGTGGATGGCGCTGCCCGAAGCCCGCCAACTCAACTTTTTAGCCAAGCAACTTGACGCCCTCTCCGAGATCAAAGCGTTCCCTCGTCTCCTCATGCCAGCTACGCACGAAGGGGAAGTCGATTTGCGCTCTGGGGGCGTCACCTACTACGACCCGACACAACCCAACGCGCTGCCGCAGGAGTGGGCCACCGCGGGCGACTATTCCATCGGACTCGACCGAGAGGCCCGCAAGACCAACGCGATCAACGTGGCCATGCATGTGGACATGTTCCGCATGTTCGCCTCGCTGGAACGGGCCAACATGACCGCGACCGAAGTGGCCGAGCGGGCCAGCGAAAAGCTGGTGCAGTTTTCCCCCTCGTTCACCCGCAAGACGACCGAACTCCTTTCGCCCATGCTGCGCGGAGTCTTTGGCATCCTTATCCGCAACGGCCATTTCCCGCCGCCGCCGCAGGACGCGATCCAGATGGACGCGATGGGACAGCCCATGCTGCCGGAACCAGAAGTCAGCTACGTCAGCAAGGTCGCGCTGGCCATCCGCGCCATGCACAACCTTTCCTTGGCAAGGACAATGGAGCGCAACGCGATCATCGCCCAAGTGCGCCCCGAAGTGCTGGACAACTTCAAATGGGACCTCATCGCCCGCGAGACGGCCCGCAACGACGGACTGCCAGCCGACTGGCTGGCCGAGGAGGACGAGGTCGAGGAGGCCCGCGCCGCCCGCGCACAGGCACAGGCCCAAATGCAGCAGCAGCAGGAGATGCTGACGATGGCCGAGGCCGCGGGCAAAGCCGGTAGCGTCAAACAGGACAGCGCCCTTGGACGTTTGATGAACCAAGCCACCGCATGACCACCGACAAAGAACTGGAGCGCAGCAAGAGCCTTCAGCGCATCAACAACGCTTACCACCGCTGCTTCGACAACGAAGACGGGCGCGTTGTCCTCGACAACCTCCGCGCCTACTTCCGCATGAACCGGCCCGCCTTTGAGCGCACGCTGGGACGTCCGTTCGATCCCATCGCCGCCGCGGTGCGTGACGGCCAGCGCGAGGTCATCCTTTTCGTCGAACACAAACTTTCGCTGCCTGTCGTCGGAGATGCCGACGTCGAGCGGCCCTCCACCGAAGTCCTCCGCTAAACGCGGTTTAGTCAAAACACCAACCAACCAACACCACCATGATCGATGCAACCACCACCTCCGAAACCAGCACCACCGCGGACAGCGCCGCTGTTCCCGCGTCCACCGCACCCGCTGCTAACCTCAACACCACAACGGAAGGGACACTCCTTTCAAGTGCGCCTGCCAGCGCCACCGACGCGCCAGCGCCCGCAGTAGCCGAAAAGCCGGAATGGTTGCCGGAAAAGTTCTGGCGCAACGACAAGGCTGACGTTGAAAGCCTTTCCAAGTCCTACCAAGGGCTGGAGCAACTCTTGGGCAAGAAGGCCAACGCCATCGTTCCTCCCAACGAGAAGTCTACGCCGGAGGAAGTTGCCGCCTACCGCAAAGCCATCGGCGTTCCCGAATCGCCCGAAGCCTACAACCTCAAGCCGGAGCAACTGCCGGAAGGGGTCACATGGGATGACAACGTGGCCAAGAAGGCCGCGGAACTCGCTTACAAGCACAACGTGCCTGCCGCCGCCATGCAGGAGTTCATGAAGTTCGACATGGAGCGAGCGGCGCTCATGAACCAAGCCGCGGCGCAGATGATCGAAACCCAACTGGAAACCGGACGCGCCGAACTCCAGAAGGTCTGGGGCGACAAGATGCCGGAAAAAATCGAACTGGCCCGCCGCGCCGCGGTGACCGCCGGAGTCGATCCGACCAGCCAAGGCTTCGTTGATCCGCAAGTGGTCAAAGCCATCGTCAGCCTCGCGGAGAAGTTGTCCGACGACAAGCTGGTGGCCGGTGACCAGACCGGAGCGAGCAGCACCCGCGCCCGCGCCCGCGACATCATGACCAACCAAGCCAACCCGCTTTACTCGCGCTACCAAGAAGGTGACGCGGAGGTCGTTGACCAAGTGCGCCGGATGCTGACCAGCGCCTAATCGGCTCAACAATCGGCTCATCATGGCCAACAAAACCAAAGGCTGGCAGAAGTTTCTGGCCTGCACATGCACCCACGGGTCAGAGGCCGATCCGCGGGCGCTGGATGCCATCCTGCGACTGCGCGATGCGTGGAAGCCGGACTTTGTGCTGCACCTTGGCGATGCCATCGATGCCCGCGCCCTGCGCTCCGGCGCTCGCAAAGACAGCGACAGCGCCGACCACGGTGCCGATCTGGCCGACGACTTGATGCAAGGACTGGCTTTCCTGCGCGAGTTAAAACCGAACGTCTACCTGTTTGGAAACCACGAAAGTCGATTGACCGAACTGGCCCACAGTCCCAACGCGGTCTTGTCCTACGCGGCCAGCAACGTCCTGTCCCGCATTGAGGACGAGATGGGCAAGCTCAAGTGCCAGATCATCCCCTACGCGGGCGTCCACAAGAGCGGCATGTTCATGCTGGGCGACACCGGATTCACCCACGGGGCGATGTATAACGTCTCCGCGGCGCGGGACACCGCGGAAATGGTGGGCCATTCGGTGGTCATGGGCCACACCCACCGCGTGGCGATGGAGAGCGCCCGCATCCACAACAAGGCCATCGGCTACAACATCGGGTGCGGGATCAAGCTGGACATCGGGTATTCGGCAATCCGGCGGCAAACGCTGGGATGGCGACATGCCGCGTGTTTCGGGTCGTTCAATGGCACCAACTGCAACGTGAACATCGCGGTCTTTGATCCGCACTACGAACTCCCGCTATGAAACAGACCAAAGCCGACAAGCAACTGGCCCAGTGGTGCGAAGCCCTGTCGCAGCCCACCATTCCGGTCGAAGAGGTGCCAGAGGGCTGGTTCACGATCAAGCAACTGGCCAAGGCCCGCAGCCGCAGCGAATGTATCACCAGCGAGCAAGTGCGCCGGATGATCGATAAGGGGCTGTGCGAGAAGCGCAACTTTACCATCCGTCTGGCCGAGCGCGTCCGTCCCGTTCCGCACTACCGCTTAAAATGAAAGGGAAGGCCACCGCTCCGCGCAAAGGCAAGAAGCGGCCCACCTTCCGCTTCAAGCTGGACGGCGAGTGGTGGACAGTCAAAGTGCAGCGCCCGCCAGACAAGGAACTGTGCGAAGGCCAAGTCAACTACCGCAAGCGCATCGTTTATTTCCATCCAAGGGCGATCAAAGGAAACCTCTACGGCATCGTGGCGCACGAAATCGCCCACGTTAATTTTGTCTGCGCCGACGAGACGCATGTGCGCGATCACGAACGCATTTGCTCCGTTGTGGGCGAATGGCTGGCCAATACCTTCTGCGACGGAAAGATCAGCATCGGCAGGCACCGCCGCGACAAATGACCGTTTATCCGCTGCTTGCCTGCACCCTGCTTTACTTTGCCACCGCGGTAGGGTGGTGGAGGCAGGGTGATCCGGCGATGGCCGTCATCTTTTTTTTCTACGGATGTGCCAACGGCGGATTTTTGTGGGCGGCGCTGCGCTGATAAGTTGTTAGGCGAGCAAAGTTAGCCAACGTCTGACCAAACGCCGCAGGCAGAAGCGTCCCGCGGGACACTTCGGACTGACGCGCTCGACGTAGCCAACCGCTCCGTAGGGGCCGTAATACAGCCCCAGTTCATGGGATCGGTGCATAGTTTTTCTCCTTTCGTCCAAGACACCACAACGCAGCAGGCAGCGTGCCGCAATAATTTTTGACTAAACCCTTGCGCCAATTCCGGCGCAGCGCAATTCTCGCCAACAGTTAGGCAGACAACTCCTTGTGGAGCCTGTCCAACGCGCACAGCCCAAGGCCGACGACCCGCGCTCGCGGACAATCGGTAGCGCCGAGGACACCACAAACAAACAACCCGACGAGATCGGCACAATGCCGGTTTAGTCAAAACCAAAGGAGTTAGTTATGCCCGTATCACAAATTCCGCAATACTTCACGACGGAGTTCTCCAGCAACTGGGAGCATCTGCTTCAGCAGAAACTTTCCAAGCTGCGCGAGTACGTTTCCGTCGAGACAGTCCGCGGCAAGGAGAAATCCTACAACCAAATGGGCGCAGTGGAGATGCAACGCATCACCAGCCGCGCAGCCGACACCAACATCAGCGATGTGGCTCTTGCCAAACGCTGGCTTCGCCCCTTCCCGTTTGAACACGCCACGTTGTTCGACGAGTGGGACAGCGAGTATCTGGGCGAGGTCAGCCTTCCCCAGAGCGAGACGGTTGCCAATCACGCCGCCGCCTATGCCCGCACCGCCGACAAGGTGATCATCGATGCCGCCCTTGGCACCGCCTACACCGGAGAGACTGGCGTCACCGCGACCGTTCTGCCCAACGCGCAGAAAATCGCCGTGGACTACGTCGAAACCGGATCGACGGCCAACAGTGGCCTCACCATCGCCAAGCTGCGTCAAGCGGCGTTCCTGCTCACCAACGCTGAAGTTGATGACAGTGACCCGCGCATCATGGTCGTCAGCGCCAAGCAGATCCAAGATTTGCTCCGCACGACCGAGGTGACCAGCGGCGACTTCAACACCGTTCGCGCCTTGGTCAATGGCGAGATCAACACGTTCATGGGATTCACCTTCCGCCGTGTTGCTTCCAGCCTCTTGCCCTACGCGAGTGGAACCGGCGTCCGCACATGCTTCGCCTACGTCAAGTCCGGCATCAAGCTGGCCGACGCGGGACGCAAAGTGCATGTCGATATCCGTGCCGACAAGAGCCACGCCTTGCAGATCCGCACTGTCGCCTCTTTGGGCGCAACGCGCATGCAGGAAGCCAAAGTCGTCGAAGTCCCGTGTGACGAAGTCCTCTAACAACTAACCAAGGAGAACAACCAACATGGCTACCTTCTACACTGACATCGCTCCGAGCGATCTAACCCTCAACGTCCGCAACCGCGTCAGCGGCGACCTCTCCCACGGAGACGTCCGCTACGCGGAAGCGACCTACACCTGCACCGGCACCGAAGCGGCCACAGGCGACAACATCGAAGTTGCCGTTCTGCCCGTGGGCGCAACGCCGTTGCCGGAACTCTGGCGCGTCTCCAACGAGGCGAGCATGGGTGGTTCCGTTATCGCCATCCCCACCATTGGGGATGCCGCTGACGCCGACCGCTACAGTGCCACAAGCATCAGTGTCAACAGCAGCACCGCGGGTTCCGCGGCGGTTACACCCGCCGTGGCGACCAGCGTGTTGCCCCGTCACGTTGTGACCGAGGCCACCCAGCGTGTGGTCGCCGCGATCACCCGCACCAATGCGGTGACCGCAGGGAAGAAAATCAGCTTCCTCATCGCTTACAAACTGTAAGTCCCGACTGATTAACGCGCTGGCAGGCCGCGAATAAACGCCTGCCACCTTTTTAACTTTTCATGGCCGACGAAACATCCATCTGCAACTTGGCTTTGGCCAAACTGGGCATCAGCCCAATCATGGCGCTGACCGACGACAGCAAGCAGGCCCAGTTTTGCAACCGTTTCTTCGCCCAGACCCGCGACGAAGTCCTGCAAGGGCATCGCTGGAACTTCGCCATGCGCCGCTCCGCGTTGAACCAACTGGCCACCGCCCCGCAGAGCGAATGGGCCAGCGCCTACCAGTTGCCGGTTGATTGCCTGCGCGTCGTCCAACTCAATGGCTACGAACCCAACGAAAGGCTGGGGGAGTTCAGCGTCGAAGGCGATCAGCTTCTGACCAATGCCGAGGAGGCCAATATCCGGTATGTCGCCCGCGTGGAGGACGGATCGTTCTACCACCCGCTGTTTGTTCACGCGCTGGCCACCATGCTGGCCTCGCGTCTAGCAGGCCCGCTGACCGGAAGCCGGAACATGCCTCAAGAACTGCTGCAAGAATACGAAGCCATCACCGGCCCCAAGGCCCGCATGGCCGACGCCTTTGAGGAGCGCCTCCGTCGCAAGATGCCGTGGACGAACAGCGACCTTGTCGCTGCCCGCTACACCAAGTTTCCCAGCAGCCAATAAGTCATGGCCAACCTCCTCGTCACCGCCCTCAATGCAGGCGAGTTGAGTCCTTACATGGACGCACGCACGGACGTCCAAAAATACCGTAGCGGATGCCGCACGCTGGAGAACATGGTCGTCCTGCCCTACGGGGGCGTCTACCGCCGCGCTGGCACCGAGTATCTGGGCGAGGCCAAGAACGCCAACCAGCGTTGCCGCTTAATCGGCTTCAACTTTTCCGTGACCACCCGCTTTGTCTTGGAGTTTGGCCACCAATACATCCGGTTCTGGGGTAACGACTCGCAAGTGCTTTCCGGCGGTTCGCCCTTGGAAGTGGCCAGTCCCTACCAAGAAAGCGAACTGCGCGAACTGCAATACGTTCAAGTCAACGACATCATGTATCTGGCGCACGCCAACCACGCGCCGCGCAAGCTGACCCGCGTGAGCGACACGAACTGGACGCTGACCACCGTCGCGTGGAGCTATCCGCCGCTCCTCGACCAGAACCTCACGACCACCACCATCGCTTCCTCCGCGGCCTCTGGCAGCGCCACGTTGACCGCCAGCGCGTCTGTTTTCCAAGCGGGCCATGTGGGTAGCCAGTGGGCTATCCAGTGGCCGCGCAACAGCGGGGCGATTACGACGACCATCGACGCCAACAAGACAACGACCGACACCTTGGACATTCAAGGTTCTTGGACGCTGACCACGGTTGGCACATGGATCGGCACCGTGCGCCTGCTTCGCATCCCGCAAAAGGAAATGGATGCCAACGGCGGCAGCGGATTCACTGCCTACGAAGTGGTGCGGGAGTTTAATTCGCTGACCACCGCCCGCAACTTTACCGCCACCGGCACCGAGGACGAGCGCGTCGGACTCAAGTTGCAAGTCCTTAACTATTCTTCCAACACCAGCGCCCGCGTCTTCCTTGAAAGCACCGACTTTAACAGCGGCGGCACCGTCACGATCAACAGCGTGGCCAGCGGCACCAGCGCCGGAGCCACGGTCAACAAGTGGCTGGGATCAGTCATCACCGGAACCACCCAATGGAGCGAGGCCGCGTTCTCCGCGGTGCGCGGCTACCCGCGGGCCGTCGCCATCCACGAACAGCGGCTTTGCTTCGGCGGCACCGCCCACCAGCCCAACACCGTCTGGTGCAGCAAGGTGGACGATTTTGAAAACTTCCAACTGGGAGTTGGCGCGGACGACGGGCTGCAATTCACCGTGGCCTCGTCCGAAGGCAACCGCATCGAATGGATGTTCAGCCAGAAGCGCCTCATGCTGGGAACCAGCGGCGACGAGTGGACAATCGGCGGGGCCAATAGCGGCGAAGCGTTCAGTTCGACCAACGTGCAGGCCCAGAAGCAAAGCAGCTTCGGATCGAAGACCATGCGGGCCATCCTGCTTAACGACGTCCTGCTTTTCGTCCAGCGCCGCGGGCGCAAGGTGCGCGAACTGACCTATAACTTTGAGCGCGACGGGTGGGTTGCACCGGATCTGACCGTCCTTTCCGAGCATGTGACCCAAGGCGAACTGGTCGAACTGGCTTTTCAACAGCAGCCCGACGCTATCCTCTGGGCGGTGCGGGGCGATGGCCAACTGGTGGGCATGTCCTACGAGCGCGACCAAGAGGTCGTCGCATGGCACCGGCACACCACCGACGGGGAATTTGAGTCAGTTGCCACCGTCTACGGACTCTCCGGCGCGGACGACGAGGTCTGGCTGGTGGTCAAGCGCACGATCAACGGGCAGACCAAACGCTACATCGAACGCTTTAAGGCCGACAACCGCGCCAAGTTTGAGGCCCAGACCAAGGACGACTGGTGGTATCTGGACTGTGCCAAACGCTATTCCGGCACCGCGACGGCCACCATCACCGGACTTTCCCACTTGGAAGGCAAGACGGTCAGCGTCTTGGCCAACGGGGCCGTCCAGCCCGACGAGACGGTCGCCAGCGGTCAGATCACCCTCGACAAGACCTACACCAAGGTTCTGGCCGGTCTGCCCTACACCTCGACGATTTTGCCTATGAAGTTCGACTTCGATCTGCGCGACGGCCCGACCCGCGGACGCAAGAAGCGCATCAACCGCGTGGAGGTCAGCCTGTTCAAGTCCTTGGCAGGGGAGGCCAGCACCAACGGCACCGAGTGGCTCTGGATCTACCCGCGGGACTTCGATGACCCAATGGACGCCAGCCCGCCGCCCTTCTCCGGCGATGCCGAGGTCGTCGTCGCAGGCGACTATTCCGACGACAGCGACATCTATTTGCGCCAGCGCCTGCCTTACCCGTTCACCGTCCGCGCCCTCGTCGTAAAGCTCGACGCATACGGAGATTGACAATAGTGTGATTTGACTAAACCCATGAGCCAGCCCGTTCTTCAACTTCGCATGTTCGATCCGTCCAAGGACTATGACATGGTCGCCGGATGGTGGAAGGGTCACGGATGGAATCCGGTGCCGCCGTTCTTCCTGCCCAAGCTGGGCGTGGTCGCCTGCTGGGCCGAGGGCGAGAAGACCGAGGACACCGCCGCGGCGTGGCTCTACATGGACAACTCCGCTCCGGTTTGCTGGCTGGAATACATGGTCAGCAATCCCGAAGCCAACGCGGGACGCGCTGTCAAAGCCTTGCGCCACCTCGACGCCTTTTTGACCGGCGAGGCCAAGGCCACCGGCTACGTCGTGATGATGACCACATGCAGGCAGGATTCGCTGGTCAAGTTCCACGAAAAGAACGGCTTTAAGAAAACCGACGAGGATGTCACCCACCTCGTCAAAGTCATCGAATAACATGGCCGTAGGAACCACCACCGCAGTTATGGCCGGAATTGCCATTGCCGGAACCCTTGCTTCCGCAGGCATGTCCTACTACGGCCAGCAGCAACAAGCCGCCTCTGCCGAGCGCCTTGCCAACTACAACTACCAAGTCCAGTTGCAGCAGGCGCAGATGCAGGCGCAGATGCAAAAAGTCGCCGCCGAGCAGCAATACCAAGCGGGTATGCAGAACGCCACCGCGATGCAGAACGAAGGACTGCGCGTGGAACAGGAAGCCCGCGAACGGGCCAAGCGTATGCGGGCGGAAAACGAGCGCCTCTTGGGCCAGCAGCGGGCGCAATTCGGCAAGGCGGGCGTGACCAGCGCCGGTTCGCCCTTGGCCGTCATGGCCGAAAGCGCCGGACTGATGGAACTCGCCGTGGGCGACGAACTCTACAAGGCTGACATGGAGCGCAGCGCCTACTTCCGCAAAGCCGAGGTCGAGAAATGGCAGGCCGGATACTCTTTGGTGGACAAAGCCGCCGAGGACTACAACGCGGCCAGCGCGTCCTTCCGCGCCCAGCCGATCCTCTTGGAAGGCCAGAACACCGCCAACGCCCTGCGCGTCAATAGCTACGGGTCGCTTATCTCCGGCGTCTCGCAAGCGGCGAGCATTGGCGGCAGCTACAACTTTAAGGGACGCTGATCATGGCCAACATACCTCTCGTCCAAATCCCCAACGCCCCGCAGACCGGATCAACCGCCGTGCCTCTGCCGGTGGGGGCCATCCGCACGCCCGACGTCGAACTCATGGGCATGATCGACGACGCCAGTTACATGGCCGTGGGCCGCGCCTACGAGAACCTTGGCAACGCCGGTCAGCAAGCGGCCAATGTGCTGGGCGACTTTTCGCTGTCAATGGCCCGCGCCAGCGACGAGGCCAACCTTGCCGCCGCCGACCGGATCAAGACGGACATGGTTTCCAAGTTCGACGCCGAGGTTGCCACCAAGCCGGAGAGCGAATGGAACAGCATCTGGGAAAACAACTACGCGCCCAAGCTGCGCGACCAAGTGTCGTCCCTCAAGATGACCACCCGCGACGGACTTAACCGGCGCGACACTTGGCTGGCCAACACCGAGAACGGGATCAAGGCGCAAGTCTATACCAGCGCCAACAAGGCTATCGTCCAGCGCGGCAAGCAAGAAATCACCAACTACATTGACCGCGCTATGGGTGAAGGCCGCTACGAGGACGCGATGGCCGGATACAAGCGCGGGGCTACCGCGGGCTTTTGGACGCCGGAGGATGCCGAGGCGGGCATGATCAAGATCGAGGAGGAGCAAAAGGTTTCCACCATGACTCAAGCCATCCAGCAAAACCCAGCTTATTGGCGCAAACGATTGGCTACTTATCAAAAGGAGGGCAAGAACCCCGACAAGCTGCGACCCGAACAGGTGCTGCAATTCCGCCGCATGGCCGAGGGAACCCACGCCCAGCTTCTCGACGACCTCAACAACGAGATGCTCACCCGTCTGGAAACCGAGAGCGCCGCCATCACCAACGACCAGATCGAAGAATTTTACACCCGCCCCGACATCGATGCGCCGCGGGAACTCATCAACAAGATGAAGGAATACCGCGGCTTTAAGTATGCCGACACACCGGAAGGGCAAGCCGACCAAGCCACGAAGTTCAGCGACCTCTGGCAGAAAATTTTTTCCTACGATGCGGAGAAGGACATCAGCATGGCCGATCCCGACACGCACAAGCGCGAATACCAGCGCCTCATCAGCGAGATCGTGACGACCGCGCCGGAGGGCCAGCGCAAGCCTTTCATGGACACGCTCGACGGCATGGTTTCGCAGGCCAACCAAGGGCAGAAATCGCGCACCGACGAAATCACCAGAAACCTCATCAACCAAACCAGCAAGCTGGCCGAGTGGGGTCAGTTTGGCGATGCGGGCAAATGGAAGAAAGAACAGCGCGGCGACGTCACTGTGACCAAGCCGCAGGACGTCAATGCGTGGCTCAACGTGCAGACCAAACGTGAGAAGGCCATCAACGAGATCCGCAGCATGATGCGCGAAAATCCCGACCTCACCATTGAACAGGCACAAGAGCGATTCAAAGGCATCGTCGAGCCATACCTTGATCCGGCGGCTTCGTTTATGAACAAGCCCGAAGAGGAGGATGGTTGGTGGAAGTCCATCATGGACGTCGCCACTTGGGCCGACTTCGCCATGAACCCGACGGCCAACAACCCCAACGTGATGACCGCCGGTCTGGGCTTCCGCGGCTTTGGCGGGTCGCCTATGGACGGACTGCAAGACGCCGACGAACCGCTTCCTCCGGTGCAAGGCATGCCGCCCGCGCCCTCCTCCGAGAATTTCAGCGTGTCGAACCTCCCTCCGGCCAAGCAGCCCATCGCAGGCCAGATTGCCAGCATGGCCGAGGCCGAGGGCTTGGGCCAATACACACCGCATCTCATGCTGCTCGTCGCGCAAGAGAGCAACTTCAACCCCGACCAAACGATCAGCACCTCGTCGGCCCGCGGACTCTTCCAGCTACTTAACGCCGACCGCAAACGCTTTGGCAGCGACAGCAGTCTCGACGGTCAGATACGCGCCGGTTTAGCCAAAACAAAGGAAAACATCAACGCCGCCCGCCGCGCCCTTGGCCGCGACCCCGATCCCTTTGAACTCTATGTCGTCCACTACCAAGGCATCGGCGCTGGGCCTGCCATCCTCAAGAACCCCGACGGCGACTTCCGCCAGACGCTCGACGCCACCGGAGGCAAGGGCCACGCCGCCCGCGTGATCCGCGCCAACAAATGGCTGGCTGATATTCAAACCAACCAAGACTTCATGGACTGGGTGCGTGAGCGCCTGTCCAAGAAAGCCGCGGCCCTTGGCATGGCATGAGTATTTCCTTCGCCGCCACCCCGCAGTCCAAGGAAGCCCAGCAGGCGCGGACTTACACCGACCCCAGCGCCGGAGCGCCTCCGAGCCGCCGCAGCGGCTACAACGCGCCCTACGTCGATCTGGGCCACTGGAACAAGGTCTTCACCGACCAGAACTACTTCGACTCCATCGCCAAGCAGAAAGGCATGACCGAGGGCGCGAAGGTCAGCCTGCATGGCGACGACTACGTCTACCGGCAAGCGATGATCGGCTACTTGGCCGACACCCGCAAGGTGCCGCTCGACGACATGCGGTCGATCTTCGATGCGGAGAAGGACGGCTTTGCCAAGACGGTCTTGGGCAAGCAGACAGCCAGCGCCCGCGAAATGTTCGACTGGCAGAAGAGTCAATTTGAGCGCAGCAACGAGAAGAAAGCCGCCGCCGACCAGATCCTGCAAGGCGTCATCCGCCGCAGTTTGGAGGACGCGCTCTCCGGCGGCGACACGCCTTTTGTCGAAAGCGTCGGCAAGGACATCAATGCCGCCTCCGAGATGTTCGACGACGAGGAAAAGTCCCGCCTGTGGGAGAAGGCCGAGGAACTCGACATGAAGATCCGCGCCTCGCAAGACAAGTTCGCGCCGGAGGCCCGCTTCATCTTTGACGCCCTCCAGCAGTCCACCGGACAAAAGACCGGCTTCGGAGCGCCCGACATGCGCGAGATGGCCTCCCGCTTTGCCCAGTTGCCCGACAACCAGCGCAAGGCCATCTACGAACTGGCCGGAGGCTTTGCCCAGATCACCCAGACCGACAAGGGCTTTTGGTATCAGATGGCCGAAAGCCTTGGCCGCGGGGCCAGCGACATCGTCGAGCGCGTGCCGCGCAACTTCCGCGAGCAGACGCTCCGAGGCCAGCTTCGCCTTTTGAATAGCGACCAGCCCGTCTTCCGCGCCAC